TTGAAGCTCGTTGTATTGTAAAGATACTAAAGGGAATGCATTTTGAGTTTTTAAATTAAACCACGCTCCCATTGGAATATACAATACTCTTCCATTGATAGATGGTTGTGCACCAGCTGGATTGGAGGTATAAAATGCATTTGGATATGCATTCACTCTTGAACCTGCATTGGCTGGATCATTCATTTCAGGCACATTTCCTATCATTTCGTCAAATAATGCTCTTTTTTGACCTGCAAAATCTCTTTGCATTGATGCTAATATGTAGCGACCTGAGTATTCTTGTAATTTTTGATTGCCGCAAGTAATAGTAATTCTATCAATCATTTGGGCACCCAAATTGTCTATCCATTTGAATTCATATGGTGCCCAATCTGTGTAAACAGTAGTGCCATCCGATTGTGGAACCGCAGTTGGAGGCAAAATTGGACTCCAAATTGTCGGCATTGCTATAGAAATATAGCAGTCCATGAGTAAATCAGCGTACCGTTTTACGCGAAACACAAATGTGGACTCAGTTGTTAAATTTAGCGATGGTGTGCCTTCGTAATCAAGACGAAAATTTTGCATCCCAAAATTGCTATATTTTTTAAAAGTAGTTTTCCAAAATGTCTTCTCTGGATTAGAATTTAATATTACATTTTGAGCTCCTTCTGAAACTAATTGCATAAGACCCCCTGCCATGTTAATTATAATATATATTAACTTTTTAATTCTTTATTCATTATAATATAATTTAATTATTTCTAATATTCCTATAAACCCTTCAATAAAAAATAATATATTATATTAGATAATGTCAACTCCGCAAACAACCGATTATTTAAGCAGTTTAAAACAAATGGATCAAAATTTTGTATCATACATGATTATTGCTTTTATTTTAATTCTATTAATATTTATGATAGGATATATCATTTATTTAACGAGGCTTAAAAATTCAGAGTGCGATTACATGAATAGTTTATATCCTTCTGTTAACGGCAAAATAAGAGCAATTTCAAGTAATGACCCTGATTGTAGTGGTAATTTATATGATTACTATATTAAAACAGCTTATAATGCATGTAGTGGAGGCTCATACAAGATCGACTTTGTCGATATTTGTAATTTAAAAGCGGTTCTAAAACAAGGTGTCCGCTGTTTAGACTTTGAAATATATTCAGTGGATAACCAACCAGTTGTATCAACAAGCACACAAGATGATTTTTACATTAAAGAAACGTTTAATTCCGTAAATTTTGCAGACGTAATGAAAACAATTAAGGATTATGCTTTTTCAGGAGGCACGTGTCCCAACCCAACAGACCCCATATTGATTCATTTACGCATTAAAAGTAATAATCAAAAAATATATTCAAAAATGGCAGATATTTTTAAATCATATGATGATATTATGTTAGGAAAAGATTATAGTTTTGAAAGCAGTGGCACAAATATAGGCAGCATTCCTTTATTAAACTTTCAAAACAAAATAATTTTAATCGTATCAAGAAATGAAGATGGAAATGCCTTTTTAGAAAACCAAGAGTTTTTAGAATATGTAAACTTAACAAGTAATTCAATGTTTATGCGATCTTATGAATATTACAAGATAAAAAATAATCCCGATATTAATGAGTTGACAGAATATAATAAAAGAAATATAACAATTGTGTTTCCGGATAAAGGCATTAATCCACCTAACCCAAGCGGAACGTTATGTAGAACATATGGTTGTCAAATGGTAGCGATTCGTTATCAATATGTAGATAATTATCTAATGGAAAATACTTTGTTTTTTGATAGAGCTAGTTATGCTTTTTCTTTAAAACCAGCAAATTTAAGATACGTTCCTGTTACTATTCCTGATCCTACTCCTCAAAATCCGGATTACGATTATTCTACACGTAATGTCAGCAGTGATTATTATAGCTTTGATGTTTAAAATAAATTAAATAATTATAATTTAAAAACATAATTATAATTTAAAAACATAATTATAATTATAATATCATGGGTCAATTTTTGTCTTCAATCAAATATGATGATAATCCAGTTAATGTAAGATGTCCAGTATGCAAAGAAACAAACAAAGTTCCAAACTTAACAGGCAGATTTTTTATTATTAATGATACACAATGTCAATGTAATGGATGTAATACTATTTTTCCAAAATCACAATTTTATAGTGGATAAATAATTTCTAATAATAATTTGCTAGATAAAAACGAAGTAAAACATATATATTATAAAATAATACAAAGATATTCATTTATATTATTATAAATGAATATTTCAAAATCTATAAACATATCAATATCTGCATGGGCTTTGTTAGGTGTAAAACGAGGTTTTAATTCATATGATTATTTAAAAAATAGATTATATAGAAATTCATTAATAGGACCTTTTTATATAGATAAAGCGATTTGGGGACTATATGGCATAATATCTTACATAAATCCTGTTACATTTTTATTTGTATTATATAAAGAAATATATAGATTAGAAGTTAATTTAAGAGGACTTGAAGATGAAAAAAAAACTGATTATTATAATGAAATATTCTAATTATATTTTTATTTTGTATTTTTTAAACTAAATAAGTCTCGATATTAGCATAAGGAATATTATATTTTTGTTTAATTTTTGAAGCTAATAAAAGATTTACAATGTCTCTTTTAAACTTTAAGGTTTCTTTAATTTCATCAATAATCCGATGCAACCTTATAGCAGGCGACCAATTTACATGACAATTAATTGAATGACAACATAAACAGTCTTGTCCTTTTAATTTTTTAACCATATCTTTTTCATATTCACCACACATTTTTAACAGGTCAGAGTATGGAGCGTTATTAAAATAAATCATAGGCGGTTCAAAGGGATAATTTTCTTTAACAACAAATTTATATATGCGAAATTTATTATTAACAAGTTCGGAAACAGTTACACTAATTTCTGTTGAGTTGTTTAAACTATTTAAAAATACATCAGGATAAAGCGGATATAATGTATTACATTCATTTTTAACTCTTCTTTTAACACTATTATTGCCTTTTATTTTTTCAATAACAGAATTATTTAATTCAATAATATCATTGTTAGTTAAGAACTCCATTGTATATAATATATATTACTTTTTAAATATATTATATTATTCAATTTTTTATATAATATATTTTATTCGTTTATTATATGAAGCAAAAAAATGTGTGTAAAGGATTAAAATTTAGTGATTGTGAATTAGCTATTTTACGTATGGCAGTAGATAAAGCGGAAGAAAAAATTGGCAAACGCATCGTAAATTCGGAAGAAGTGCAAAAAATAATAGATATTGTAGAGGAATTTTTAAGATTACAAAATTTAATATGTTACGGTGGAACTGCAATTAACAATATTTTACCCGAAGAAGACCAATTTTACAATAAAGATATAGAAATACCTGACTATGATTTTTTTTCATTTAATGCTTTAGAAGATACTAAAAAATTAGCTGACAATTATTATAAAAAAGGGTTTACAGATGTTGAAGCAAAATCAGGCCAACACCATGGGACATATAAAGTTTTTGTAAATTTTATACCTGTCGCAGACATAACACAAATACCAAAAGAAATATTTAATGCTTTAAAAAAGGATTCAATACGAGTTACTGGTATTTTATATGCACCACCTAATTTTTTAAGAATGTCAATGTATTTAGAATTATCAAGACCAGCAGGAGATATAAGCAGATGGGAAAAGGTTTTAAAACGACTTACACTTCTTAATAAACATTATCCATTAACATCTATAAATTGTAATAATATTGATTTTCAAAGAGAGATGTCTAATAAAGAAAATGAAGACGAAATTTATGAAAATGTAAAAAATACACTAATTAATCAAGGTGTTGTATTTTTTGGAGGTTTTGCTATATCCCTTTACTCACAATATATGCCAAAAGATTTGCGTAAAAATTTAGAAAAAATAGCTGATTTTGATGTAATATCTCATAATCCTGAATCAACTTCTGAAATAATTAAAGAGAGATTAAAAGATATTGGAATTAAAAACACAAAGATTATTAAACACGAAGCAGTAGGTGAAATAATTCCGGAACACTATGAAATCAAAATAGGTAAAGACACTATAGCTTTTATATATAAGCCAATAGCTTGTCATAGTTATAATATTATTCATAATCATGGTCAAAGTGTTAAAATAGCAACTATTGACACTATGTTAAATTTTTATTTAGCTTTTTTATATGCAGAAAGACCTTATTACAATGAATTTTCTGAAAGAATTTTATGTATGGCAAAATTTTTATTCGAAGTGCAACAAAAAAATAGATTAGAACAAAAGGGACTACTGCAACGTTTTAGTATAACATGTTATGGTCACCAAGAATCAGTAGAAGAAATGCGTTCTAATAAGGCAGACAAATATAAAGAATTAAAAGAAACCAAAAATAAAAAAGAAATGGAAGAATGGTTTCTAAATTATAAACCTGAACAAAAATATGGTTCTGATTCAACTACAAATACATATACTAAAGTTACTAAAAAGAAAGAAACTAAAAGAAACAAAAATAAAAGAAACAACACTAAAAAGAAGGAAAAAAAGAAAACAAATAATTTATTGTTTAACATTTATGGGAAAAGAGCAAAAAAAACAAAAAAAAATAAAACGGGTTTATACTAAATTTATATTTTTTGTTATTTTTGTTATTTTTGTTATTATTCGCTATTTTCTTGAGCGACATTTTGTTGTTCGTAATTTTCATCAGGTTGTTGTAAATAATCAATATTTGTTGAACCTATAGAGCCATTTTTATTTAAATAATATTTGTAAGC